CGCACGGCTCGCCGAGATCGAGGAGGCCAGCAAAACCGAGGCCCAGAAGCAGGCCGAGGCGCTGGCTGCCGCACAGGCCGAGGTGCAGCGGTACCAGGTTGCCGAGCAGGTCGCTGCATGGAAGGCCGAGGTCGCCGCCGCGACCGGCGTTCCCGCGACGGCGCTGGCCGGCGCGACGCGCGAGGAGATCGAGGCGCACGCCGAAGTCCTCAAGCCGCTCATTGTCCAGCCGACTGCAACGCCACCCGCCCCCGCTGTCGTGCCGACCATCGGCGCAACCCCGGGCACCCAGCCGAACATCTCTCTCGCTGACCAGATCAAGGCAGCCGAGACGGACGGCGACAAGGCGCTGGTGGGGCAACTCAAGGCGATGCAGCTCGGCGCTCTCGCATCCAAGTGACTCACCCCTGAGAGGGGATCATCATGGCCGGAATTACCGGACTTGGCACCACCTACAACCTGCCCAACTACGTCGGCGAACTGTTCGCCGCGTCCCCTGAGGACACCCCGCTCCTGTCGGCCATCGGCGGCCTGACAGGCGGTGAGTCTGTCGGCGCGACCCTGTTCGAGTGGCAGGGCTACGACCTGCGCGATGCCGCCGACGACCGTCAGCGTCTGGAGGGCGCGGACGCCGGGGCCGGTGACGCCCGGGTGCGCTACAACGCGTCGAACGTCCTGGAGATCCACCAGGAGGCCGTGGCCGTGTCGTACACCAAGCAGGGCGCGACCCGGCAGCGTGGTGCCGGGGACACCGCGGTGACGGTCGGCTCGACCGTCATCCCCGCCAACGAACTGGCATGGCAGCTGAACCAGCAGTTCAAGCAGATCGCGCGGGACGCGAACAAGACGTTCTGGACCGGAACCTACGCCCGCCCGACCGACAACACGACCCCCCGCAAGACGCGGGGGCTGATCCAGGCGATCACCACCAACGTCATGGCCGCGCCGGAGTCGCCCACGGCCGCGCTCGCTGACCCGCTTGGCCTGGACGGCCTCACCGATGAGGTCGTGATGGACCTTTTCCAGAAGTGCTGGGAGAACGGCGGCATCCAGGAGGGCGAGACCCGAACGGTCGGGGTCAACGCACCCCTGAAGCGGCGCCTGACGAAGATCTTCATCAAGGACCGGGGCTACAAGGAATCGACCCGCAACGTCGGCGGCGTCAACCTGACCACCTTCGAAACGGACTTCGGTCAGGCGAACATCATGCTCGACCGCTGGATTCCGACCAACAAGCTAGTGGTCGCGTCGCTGGAGGAGCTCAAGCCCGCGTTCCTGGAGGTCCCCGGGAAGGGGCACTTCTTCGCCGAGCCGCTCGCCAAGACGGGCGCGTCCGACAAGGTCCAGATCTACGGCGAGATCGGCCTGAACTACGGCAANCAGCGCAAGCACGGCGTTCTGACGCTCACGCCCAAGGCGTAAGCCATCGATGCGGTGGGCGGTGCCGCCTGGTGCCGCCCACTGCTTCCTATCACGCTCAAGGAGAGACCGATGCGCATCACCTGCACTCAGTCCAACCTCAACATTTCCGCTCTGCGGATTCAGTTCGTGGACGGCGTGGCCGATGTTGACGAGTCCTTGCTGCCAGCGCTTGCCGCCTATGCGGTGCATGGCGTTCAGGTTCCCGGCGACACCGCACCCGAGGGTCCGGGCTCCGCAGTCGCCGCGCCGACCGCGCGGTCGTCACGCGCCGACTGGGTGGCGTATGCCATGTCGCTCGGGATCGACGTGCCGGACGGTGCGACCAAGGCCGTGATCTCCGCACTCGCGCTCCCGCCCCCGGACGCTCCCGGCGACACCACGCCCGAGGGTCCGGGCGCTCCGTCCCCGCAGATCGAATGGTGACCACGCCGTTCGCGATGCCCGCTGACATCGCGCGGCGGTGGCGCCCGCTCACGGTCGATGAGGTCGCGCGCGCTGGCGTGCTCCTGGAGGACGCGGACGCGCTGATCCGTGAGGCGGCACCCGGCATTGACGCCCGCATCGAGGCCGGGTCTCTCGATCCGATCGTGCCTGAGTCGATCGTGTGCGCAATGGTCAAGCGGGTCATGCAGGGTCCGGCTGATCTTGACGGGGTAACGCAGGCGCAGCAGTCTGCGGGCCCGTTCTCGCAGGGCGTGTCGTTTGCGAACCCGTCTGGGGATCTGTATCTCACGAAGGGCGAGCGGGGGCGGCTCGGGGCTGGTCGCGCGCGAGCCGGGTCGGTGGACCTCCTGGCGCCCGCTGGTGGCGCGTGATGTTCCCCAGCCCGCACTCGGTCGAGTGGTCGGCACGTGTCGTCGGCCCGGAGGATATCCACGGAAACGCAGCCATCGCCTATGCCGACCCGGTGCAGGTCCCAGTGATCGGATGGGGTCCGGCTGGCGCGGATCAGCAGCCCGCTGATGACACTCGGCAGGCCGTGATCCGGAGTCTCGACCTGTTCGCGGACTCGTTCCCCGGTGGCCCGCTGGATCGCGTCCAGGTTGGTCCGATCCTCTACGAGCAGGTCGGGCATCCCGCCGACTGGCGGCATGGCCCGTTCGGGTTCTCGCCGGGTGTCGTCGTCCACCTGCGGCACGTCGAAGAGGTGCGCTGAATGGCGAAGGTTCGGATCAAGTGGAACAAGGGGGCGCTGGAGGAGATCCTGCGCTCTGAGAGCGTCGGTGGGCTGCTGTTGGGGCGTGCCGAGCGGATCGCGGACGCGTGCAACGCGGAGCCGCACGACAACCCCGACAGCGAGGACGGCGGATTTCTAGCGGTCGGATCACAGGGCGCCACGCGCGCCCGGGCTGCGGTCGCCACCCGCACGCCGCACGCGATGGGCCACAACGCGAGACACAATTCGCTGCTGAAGAATCTCGACAAGGGGCGGTGATCGCGTGGGCCAGTTGATCCCGGTCGACGCCGAGGCGCTGACGGTCGCGTTCTTGCGGGACGTGATGCCGGACACCAACGTTTCAACCCGGACCGACCGTCGCGCTGGACAGATCACTGTCGAGCAGACGGGTGGCCCGCGCGTGAACGTGGTCACTGATCTGCCGATGCTCGCAATCCAATGCTGGGGCACCACGACCACGGAAGCGTCGGCCCTGTGCCGCGCCGCGTATGCGCACCTGCTTGGCATGCGCGACCATCCGACGCTGGGGCACCTGGTGCGCGAGGTGTCCACGTTCGGGGGAGTCTCACACTTCCCCGACCCTCTGACCGACGCCGAGCGGTACCAAGTGTCGGTGCAGCTCAACCTGAGGCCGACCGAGAATGGAGAACTGCCGTGACCAAGCCCATCCCTGAGCCTGCTGATACTGCGGCCGCCGCGGTGTCGCCGGCGCCCAGCCCCCAGGCCGCACGCGTCCAGCATCCACTCATGGAGACCATCGTGCACACCATCCCAGCCGGCGACGTTGGCGACTGGGAGCACCTGGGCTGGATCCTGCTCGACTGACGCACCCGCTGCACCCCATCCATGAGGTCCCGCACACCACATGGAGGAACCATGACGCTCACCCCCGCAAATGTTGTCGCCGGAAGCGGTAAGGCTGGTGGCTACGTTTTCGCCGCCCCCCTCCTGACCGCCCTGCCGACCGACGTGACCACAGTCCTCATCGCGGCGTTCAAGTCGAAGGGTCTCGTGTCCGAGGACGGCCTCAAGCGGGCCATCTCGAAGGCCTACGAGACCGTCCGCGACTGGAACGGCGACGAGGTTAAGCGGATGAAGACCGAAACCTCGGTCGAACTTGAGCTGGCTCTGATCGAGGCCGCGAACCCGGAGGCCATCAAGGCCGCGTTCGCGACCGCTGACGTGTCGGTCACGCCCGCCACCGCGGCGGCCGGGACGAAGATCGCCATCGCGTTCTCGGGCGACGACCCCGCGCCCGGCGTGTGGGTGTTCGAGCTGAAGGACGGCCCGCACGCGCGTCGCATCATCATCCCGAACGCGCAGATCGTGACCGAGGACTTCGAGCAGGAGTTCGCGGCCGGATCGGTGATTCAGATCCCCGTCAAGCTGACCTGCTTCAAGGACTCGGCGGGGAAGTTCTTCTACGACTACTCCGACGACGGCCGATTTTCGGCCTGACCCCTGACACCCGGTGGCGCGGGCTTCTTCGCGGGACCTCACCGCGCCACCGGGCACCACCCCATCGAGGAACCGCGAGAGACGAGGGACCGCAATGACCAGTACGCCCACCAAGGCCAAGAAGCCCAAGGACCGCCAGTCGCTCGAGTTCACCTACGAGACGGAATCCGGCGCAGTGTTGACCATCCCGCGCTTCAAGACTTCCGTCACGTCCGGGATGATGCGCCGCTACCGCAAGCTCGACGGCCTGGACCAGTTCTATTCCCTGATGGAGGACATCCTGGATGCGGAGCAGTTGGCCGTCACCGACGAGATGTCCTCCGATGGGTTCGACGCGTTCGTGACGGCATGGCAGGCCGATTCTGGCGTGACGCTGGGGGAACCTTCGGCCTCCTGACCCTGCTCGATGAGCACCAGGAGGCAGTCGAGTACGACCTGCTGCCCTTCGGGTTGAGGATCGATGATCTCGGGACCGAGGCGTTGACGTGGCGCGACCTGCTGGTGATCGTGCGCATGTCACCACGGGGATCTGCGTTGCACCGGGCGCGCGACCCGCACCACGAATGGACGATCGCCAGGCAGTTGCAGGCGGCGCAGCTCAATGAGGCGAGGCGTCTCGCATGGCTCTACGAGGCCAGCCACTCGAAGCGCACGCCACCAGAGCCGGTGTACATCCGCCTCCCGTGGGAGGACGCGCCCACCGACAGGTCGGTGTTCAAGGGCGACACGTTCGACAGTCCACGCGACGCGGCCGACTGGTACGCAGCCCGGTTCCCCGAGCGGGCGGCCGAGGTGCACCAGATAGCAGACCGCATGACCGAATAGAAGATGGGGGTGGCGCTCATGGCTACCGAACTCGGCGCCGCCTACATCTCACTGCTCCCCGAAACGTCGAAGTTCGGGACTGGTATCAAGGCCGCCTTCGGCGACGTGTCCGGGCAGGCCGATGTTGCCGGCCGGAAGTCGGGAGAGTCGTTCAGCGGCGGATTCCAAGGCGGCATGGGTCGCGTCGGGACGCTCGCTGCTGGCGCGATGGTCGGCATTGGCGCGTCTGCGTTCGCGGCGGGCAAGGCGCTGTACGGGATCGGTGAGACGTTCGATGACGTGTCGGACACGATCCGTGTCGGGACGGGCGCGATCGGTGCGGACCTTGACGGGCTGGTGTCGTCGGCGAAGAACATCGGCAAGACTGTGCCCGCCGAGTTCGCGGAGGTCGGGACCACGGTCGCCGACCTGAATACCCGTCTCGGGTTGACTGGCCCGAAGTTGGAGACGCTGGCCGCGCAGTTCTTGGAGGCTGGCCGCCTGTCGGGTGAGGCGATCGACGTCAACACGATGACGGCCGGGTTTGCTGCGTTCGAGGTCAAGGCGAAGGCGATGCCGAAGGCGATGGACGACATTTTCCGCATCTCGCAGGCGACTGGTGTCAGCATGAACGATCTCGCGGCTTCGGTCGCGAAGAATGCGCCCGCGTTCACGCAGTTCGGGTTCGGGCTGAAGGACTCGGCTGCACTGCTGGGGACGCTCGACAAGGCGGGCATCAACGGCGACAAGACGGTGGCGTCTCTGTCGCGCGCAATGGTCGCGTTCGCCAAGGACGGGAAGAAGCCGAAGGCGGCTTTGCGTGAGACCGTGGGCGAGATTGAGAAGTTCACGAAGAAGGGTAACGACGCGGGCGCGATCAATCTGGCTGCCAAGATTTTTGGCACGCGTGGCGCTGGCCAGTTCGTCGCTGCCGTGAAGTCTGGGTCCGTGAACCTTGATGACCTGATGGGGTCCACGAAGGCCACTGGTGACACGATCCTCGGCGCGGGCGAGGATACGCAGGACTTCGCCGAGAAGTGGCTGATGTTCAAGAATGACGTGCTCGTGAAGATCGAGCCGTTGGCGACCCGCGTTTTCGATTCGCTCGGCAAGGGCATGGATTACGTCACCGCGAATCCGGGCAAAATGCAGACGGTCGCCTTCGCGGTGGGCGCGCTCGCTGCTGCGCTGGTGACGGTGAAGGTCGGCATGGTGCTGGCGTCTGCTGCGACCGCGATCTATACGGGCGTCACGACCGCGTTCGGGCTGGTGACGAAGGCGGCGGCGGCTGGTCAGTGGCTGCTGAATGCTGCGATGACGGCGAACCCGATTGGGCTCGTCGTGGTCGCGATCGGGGCGCTGGTCGCAGGTCTCGTGATCGCGTACAAGAAGTCTGAGACGTTCCGCAATATCGTGGATGGCGCGTTCAAGAAGGTGAAGTCGTCGGCGTCGTCGGTAGCGTCGTTTTTCACGGAGAAGATCCCGGCCGCGTTCGGCAGGGTGAAGGATGCCGCTGGGGAGGCTCTCGGTTGGGTGAAGTCGAACTGGCCGAAGATCCTGATGTTCCTGACGGGCCCGATCGGTATCGCGGTCGGCCTGATCGTCTCGAATTGGGGCAAGATCACCGCGGGCGCGCAGAAGGTCTATTCGGGCGTCAAGTCGGCGTTCGGTAAGGTCATCAACTTCGTGACCGGCATTCCCGGGAAGATCACTGGCGCTATCGGTGACCTCGGCGGGCTGCTGAAGGGCGCTGGCGGCAAGGTCATTGACGGCCTGATCGACGGCTTGCAGGCCGGGTTCAACAAGGTCAAGGACAAGCTTGGCGAACTGACCANCCTGCTGCCTGACTGGAAGGGTCCGCCGAAGCGTGACAAGGTGCTGCTCCGGAAGGCTGGCCGCACCATCATCAAGGGCTTGATTGACGGGTTCGATGATGGGTTCGCGGGCGTCAAGTCGAAGTTGGGTGACTTGACGAAGAAGATCCGCGACTACGTGGACGTGAAGTTCAAGGGCGCCCCGGCTGCCGCGCGGAAGAAGTATGCGGCCGACGTCGTGAAGGGTCTGCGTGCCGAGCACGACGCGCTGATCCGTAACGGCAGGGCGCAGGACGCGAACGCGAAGGCTCGCGTGAAGGCTGCCGAGAAGTTGAAGTCGATGCAGGACATGTCGGGCTCGTTCCGCGACACCCTGCGTGGCGAATTGGATCTCGGGTCGCTGGCGTCGGAGCCGAACCAGTTCGGTTTCGGCGGCGGCCAGGTGACGTTCGCGGCCGTGTCGGCGAAGGTGAGGCAGGTCGCGGCCCGCGCGAAGGCGTTTGGGCAGAAGATCGCGGCGATGGCGAAGGCTGGGATCCCGCGTGGCCTGATTCAGGAGGTGTCTGGTCTCGGGTCTGAGCAGGGCATCGCGGTTGCGTCTGCGATCCTGTCGGGGTCCAAGACCGAGATCGCGGAGCTGCGTTCCGACTGGTCGGGGCTCGAGTCGTCCACGAAGGGCGCCGGCGACGCTCTTGCAGCGTCGTGGTTCGGGATCGGCGTGAACGCTCAGGCCGGGCTGCTGAAGGGGCTCGACGCGAACGGCAAGGCGCTCGACGTGGCCGCGAAGCGATTGGCGAAGAAACTCACGAAGGCGATGAAGAAGGCGCTGGG